TGTCAGCGTAATAGTCTCGAATAAGCGCGTAACAATCCGTTACGCCATGTCGAAAGGGACGCCCGATCAACGCGGGTCGCGCAATTTGATCACCGAACCAAAAAACTGGCTGCCACGCGCCATTCATGCATGCTGCGATCCCCCATGGGACCGCACTCGCTCTTTGTTGCCGCATATCTGTTTCCGTGGGGCTATCCGGCCCCGCAGGATGTGAGTGAAGGACGGCTTGCACTTCTCGGGACCAATGTCGCGGATCAATTGCAAAATCGGTCTGCGGGTTTTGAGCGATATTTTCACACGAATGGTAAACCCCGTTTATGACCAGTCCGCAAGCCTCTCGTGGGAAATCCCGCGCCGCATGGCTCAAAAAGTCTTGTGCTACCGTCGCGCTAAACATCAACTGATACGTCCTACCCCCGGAAAACCACGAAAAGGCAAAGGCCGCGCGCCGAAACGCAAGCGACAATCGTAAAGTTTCTTGCCGCATCGATCTTCAAACACAGACACTGCACGCCCTGCGGCATTAAAACTCGCGTCTTCTGTATAAGGGCAAGTCGCGCGTGCGTAATCAAATGCCTCGGCGGCTTTGTCCCAGTATCGGTAAGCGTGATCGCAGTAATCGCGCACGATTTTTCGCCCCGGAATTTTGCGACCTTCTCGATCTAAGATGCTTGATAATTGCCACTCAACGAAAACACTATTCTGTGCTGTTTTGCGTTGGATAATGTAAATATCCGGCTGAAATTCTGCGTCAGAATTCGGATCTAAGCCGTCGTCGAGGTTCTCTCTCAGAACCCGGTGACGCGTGACTTTTACACCGACGAGGTCTGTGCCGTATTCGACAAGCAGCCCTGATGCGAGCAAATTGATGTTGCTGATCCGAAATGTCGGCGTTGGCATCGGACCGTTGCTTACTGTTTCAAATCCTTCTGCATCGATGGGCAACGGAACCCAGTTCATCCCGCGCCAACGGACGAAATCGTTTTCTCGAGCGCTAGACGTTATGCGCAGCACGGGCGCGTCTTTATAGCGATAGCTTAAGTCGATCGCGAACAATTCTACAATCTGACCAACTTCACCGGATTGCACGCGGCGCGATAAATCTGTTGCAGGGGCGAAGAACTCTTGCTCTTGGAAACGCCAGGTATGGGCTACAGCGAAAGTGATATCAGCGGTCGGCGCGCCTTTCGCGGCGAAACGCCACGCATGGGTCGCAGCGAAAGGCAGCGGCGATGCAACGGCAACCGCGGAGGCAAAGCCGATTTCATGCGGCGCTTTAAAATCTACAACTGACACTAGCTCATGCTCACACGAAGACCACTCGTCCCAATCGAAAATATCTCTCCGGATAAAACCGACTGCTGTGTTAGCTCTCCGTAGAAAAGCAAATTTCCGCCGCTTGCCGCGTCTCGAATGCCGAAATGCGTGACAAGGCCCCAGCTGGCAGTCGCTGTTGCGAATATGATCGGCGCGCTGTTTGTCGCCGCTCCATTTGCGATTCCCGCGAACCCCGCCGCTATTTGCGTTCGCGCGTATCCCCCGCCGGAAATTTCTTGACCGGTATCGCTCGGACCAGGATCCGACGCGTAAAGCGCTAAATGTACTGAAGCCGGAGACGGCATAGCTTCGTTCACCAAAACATGCTTAGCCAAGGCTTCTCTGAGATAATTAGACGCGGTCCCTTCAGCGATTGAAACCTGGAGCTGGTTCGCTAAGAAGCGCACATTAGCCCCCGTCCCGACCGCTCTGGCCGTCTCCATCGCTGCATGAGACAGCAAATTCCCACCGCTCGCTGTGTCCCAAATTCCGCAATGCGTCACAGTCCCCCACGGAGCAATTGGTGTTGGGAAAGAAATCCCAGAAGTGTTGCTAACAACCCCGAACGCCCCGGAAAAACCAGCTGTTACTTGCGTTCGCGCATAGCCCCCGCCAGAAACTTCTTGACCCGTCCCGGCGTCAGTCGGGTCTTGGCTGTGTAAGCTGATATAAACAGACGCTGGAGATGGCATAGAAACATGGTTCAAAACATGATTAAGCCAAGCATTTTCAAGATAGTCAGAAGCTGAAGGCATTAGCGAATAACCCGATAAACTGAAAATGAAACATCAAAAGCGTCCGGACTGACCGGGCTTTCAGAATAGCTATCTTCGCGCATGCGCCAGAGCGACGGCGCAACATGCAGCGGAGGCGTCCACCAGAACGCTCGGAAACCGGCAGTGCTCTCAACAAAACGCCGAAGCGCAGCTTTGTCATCCGCTCTCAATGCAGCCCATGAAAGCGACCATTCTTTCTGATCGCTGTGCAGCCCCTTTGCTGCGGTTTGTTCGTAGCCGTCACCGAAAGCCGCCCGCACAACTTTGAATTTAACTGTTTCGCTTGAGCCGTAAGAAGGTGCCGGCAAGTCTTCCGGGAAAGTCAGATAGGTCACTGTGTTCTCAACAGAAAGAGGCCAAAATTTGCCCTTTCTTCTTGACATGAGCCAAATTTTGGCCTATGTTTATATAACAAGAACAAAGGGCGCGGTTATGGTTTCAATCAAAAGTTTCGGCAAAATCCAAATTTGGATCTACATAGGCGATCATAATCCCCCGCACATACATGTAAACGGGCCCGACAGCCGCGCTGTTATTGAAATCAAAAGCGCGAAAGTCATCAAAGGCCGCATGCCCTCTGGAAAAGTTGCAAAAGACATCATGACTTGGGTCAAAAATAACAAAAGCACTTTAATGAAGATCTGGAATGAAAATCAAAAATAAGAGGCTCTTATGACAACACTACCTGATCCCGATTTGCCTTGTTTACAAGAAATCACAGT